TACGCTTCCTCCCTGACGGTAACTCTAAAAACACTTTCTTTTGGCAAGAACGAGCAATGATTCGTTTGCCATTCAACGGCGTCAAAGGAGAGATGGAATCCAAGCAAGTTATGGTACAAGTACCTTGCGTGGAAATGTGGGGTGAGGCCTGTCCCATCCTGGCAGAAGTACGCACCTGGTTCAAGGACAAGAGCCTTGAGGATATGGGTCGTAAGTACTGGAAGAAACGCAGTTACATCTTCCAAGGTTTCGTTCGCGAAAACCCCTTGAGCGATGACAAGTCACCAGAGAATCCAATTCGTAGGTTCATTATTGGTCCACAAATCTTTACAACTATCAAAGGCGCCTTGATGGATCCTGAACTGGAAGAATTGCCAACAGACTACTTGCGTGGTCTGGACTTCCGTATTAGCAAAGGTGCCAAAGGCGGTTTTGCTGACTACAATGGTTCAAAGTGGGCTCGTAAAGAGTCAGCATTGACCGAATCAGAACAAGCCGCTGTTGATGCACATGGTTTGTTTGACTTGAGCACATTCTTGCCCAAGAAGCCAACTGATGTTGAGTTGAAAGTGATCAAAGAGATGTTTGAAGCATCAGTAGATGGTCAACCATACGACACAGAGCGTTGGGGTCAATACTTCCGTCCTGCTGGTGTACAAGCACCTGCTGGTGGATCTGCTCCAGTCCCTGCGGCAGATGAAGATACTCCTGCTCCAGTGGCAAAACCAGCACTCAAGGTAGCGGCTCCGGTTAGCGACTTTGACGACGAAGAAGCGCCAGCCGCTTCGGCACCAGTAGCCGGCGCAAAGCCAGCACAAAAGGCTGAAGATATCTTGGCCATGATTCGCGCTAGACAGCAGAAGTAATGCGAACGGCTCTGGATACAGAGTTGTTTCCTGACCTGTGTGAAGTGGTAGAGATACCACTTCACCGTCAATGGGTTTATCTAATTCAAAAAAATGGAAACAGCAGTTTGAGAGCACAGCAGTCGCAAGATAATCTTGCGATGTTTACCAATGATGAAATCGATACTCTTGATCATGTGGACGTTTACATACGCAATCCACGAGACAGATACATTAGTGGCGTTAATACATACCTGCAGTTCCTTCAACGCGATCACCCTGAATTAGATTCCGCTACGGCATTTTGGTTTGCCCGACAATACAAATTTTTAAACACACACTATTTGCCACAATTTCATTGGTTGGCAAATCTCTCCCGTTACCTACGAAGCGACGCAAAAATACGCTTGAGAGATTTCAAAAACTTTGATAGCATAACTAACGTGAAGCGTTTACCTAGAGTAGTGCCGCCTTCAAAAGAATTTGTCAAGCAGTTGTTTGCCGACAACACTGGCATTGAACTATGGTTGTACCTGGACCAAATACTGTTAGATCTAGCAGGACAAGAGTTTACCTGGACTGAATTGTTAGAGTACTATAAAAACAATCATAAAAATATTATAGAACATGCATTGCCCAAGACTTGATCACTTTGTGAGATTCAACTACAACGGAACTGTGAGCCGATGTGGCCACATGACCAATCCGCCGCAGTTTGACACACTAGCACAAATGGAATCAAGTGAATGGCTGACCGATATTAAAAACAAACCGGATACATGGCCTCAAGAGTGCGTCAGATGTCAACAATCTGAATCAACTGGTCTCAAGAGCATCAGACAATATTCTCTAGATCAACACGCAAAAAATATAGAGGTCAAAACAGATTATCTTGTGCTTGGCGGGGTACTAGATAACATTTGTAATAGTGCCTGTCAAACCTGTAATGAAAACCTATCTACCAAAATAGGCAGTTTAACTACACAAGATTACATCCAAATCAACAACAGTAGTAAACTCAATCAATTGCCCTTGGATCGCATAGTGCAAATGGACATCAATGGTGGTGAACCCAGTGCCAGTCCCAACTACTTGCGACTGTTAGACAACTTGCCAGACAATGTTCGATACTTGAGACTCAATACCAATGGCAGCCGAGTGCTCACAGCATTGCCCCGATTGATCAAACGTGGTGTCAACGTCACAGTGACAGTGAGTTTGGATGGTATAGGAAATGTGCATGACTATATACGTTGGCCAATTAAATGGAACACAGTTGAAAAAACTATTCAACACTATCAAACGATTGGTCTCTACCAACTAAATACCTGGACCACTGTGTCAGCATTGAACATTGGTGATTTGAAAAATATTCAAGCATACACAAAACAACACAACATTGATCACAGTTACGCATTGTTGCAAGACCCTGATATATTGCATGTCAAATATAGTAATCATTTCACTCGCACCGCCGCGGTGCCTGATGAGTTAACATCTGTGGTGGCACAAGATCAAGACAACACTGTTGAATTACAACTGTGGACTTATGCACAAGATCATTTGCGTAAAATTAAACTTTGGGACTACTACCGATGAAATACTATGTTGAGTTTCCGTGTGACAACATTGAAATTATTTCGGCAAAGATCTATGATTTCGTACAAACCAAAACTGACATAATGTCCACTTGTGAAGTGGGTTGGCATTTTATTGATTGCAAAGGTGTTCTTGAGCATGTGCCAGAATTGCTTGAGTTTTTCAAAGTCAAGAAACTTCGACCAAGACATGCGGCCATAACTGTGGTCAAGAATAATAATAGTCTTCCCATGCACATAGACGAATTACCGATAATAGCAAAATTAAATTTACCAGTTATTAATACCAAAGGCTGGGCAAACTGTTGGTATGTCAACAACGAATTAGTAGCGGAATTGCTGGACTTGCCCTGCCCCATAATACTCAATTCACAAATTGCACACAGTGTAGAACAACGATCACCTCTAGCACAAGCACCTAGAGTCATAGCAAGTTTTACATTTTACAACGAACCACTGGAGTTATTGAAATGAAAATAGCAATCACCGGCGGCACTGCCGGAATAGGTCTAGCCCTGGGCAACGAGTATGAGGCACGTGGTCATGAGATCATAAGACTGAGTCGACGTACAGGACACAATATAAGAGTCGCACCAAAAATAGCCGATGTAATAGAACCCTGTGATATGTTTATTAACAATGCACAGGTGGGATTTGCTCAGACTGAGTTGCTGTTTGAAATGACTCGACGTTGGACCAATGCTCGCAAACACATCATGGTGATCAGTACCATGATGACACAGTATCCAGTAAGTACGCTGCCAGGCCTGGACATGATGGCCTATAGGATACAAAAGACAACACTTGAACAGGCAGTGAGCCAACTGCAACACAGTCGCCCCGGTGTGAAGATAACTTTGATTCGTCCGGGCAACATAGCCACCAGTGCAGACAAAACAGTTCCGCCTTCAGCAGACGTGGATAACTGGGCCAAGGTCCTGGTGTCCACATTAGAAATGGCACAAGCAAACGATTTAGTCATACCAGACATTTCCTTGGGACCAACATACAAATGACACCTCGGGACATGTTGACCAATCCAAATTTTTGTCCTATTCCTTGGACTGGACTAATGTACAATTTTGACGGCTCGGTCAAGAACTGCATACGCAGTGCAGGATTTCTTGGTAACATCAAGGATCAAGACATTGAGTCAATTTTGATTGATAACAACCGACCTAGGCAACAGCAAATTGTCAACAAGCAACCGGTAGAAACATGTCACACTTGTTATGATCTAGATCGTGATAAAAAAGGATTTGAGCACATTAGTGATCGAGTGTTCTACATACGCGAATTAAAAACCACCCCAACTGATACATATCAAGTTGGCAAGTTTGATTTACAAACAGTTGACATCAGATGGACCAATTTGTGTAACTTTGCGTGTGTGTATTGTGGCCCTGACCGAAGCAGTCGTTGGGCAGAAGAATTAAAAATTCATCCTGCTGTGCCCACAGAACAACAGTTAACGGATTTTAAAAATTACATTTATGATCATGCAGGACAACTCAAACACGTATACCTAGCAGGTGGTGAACCTTTGCTAATGAAAGAAAATTTAACACTTTTAGAAAAATTAAACCCTGATGTAAACATTAGGATAAACACTAACCTAAGCAAAGTTGATACACGGGTGGTTGATGCCATTTGTGAATTTCCAAATGTACATTGGACAATAAGTGTAGAAACCATGGCAGAAGAATTTGAATACATACGCTATGGTGGATCATGGGCAGACTTTTTAGAAAATCTTACCAAAATTAAACAGTTAGATCACAAGATATCGTTTAACATGTTGCATTTTTTGTTAAACTACAACTCCATATTTGATTGTGTGGATTTTTTAAAAGATTTAGGATTCCACAACAATAGTTTTGTAATTGGTGCGTTGTTAAATCCAGAGTACCTAAATATTAGACATTTACCACAAAATGTGTTAAACTCTGTAAAGAACAAATTGCAAGACAGGATCAATCAAAAACCAGGTTACCTACTTGAAGATAGTTATAAGAATATGCTACACTACATTGATACTCCGTTTGAGAAGAATATCATGCAATCAATTGAAAAGTTATCTGAATTGGATCAGCGTAGAGGCATAGATAGCAAGGCAACTTTTAAAGATTTATACAAGGACATAAACTATGGGAAAACCATTTGACGTAAGCAAGTTCCGCAAGGAAATCACCAAGAGCATTGATGGCCTAAGCATTGGCTTTAATGACCCGACTGACTGGATATCAACAGGCAACTATGCCTTGAACTACCTAATCTCAGGAGACTTCAATCGAGGTATTCCTCTAGGCAAGGTCACTGTGTTTGCCGGTGACTCGGGTGCAGGGAAAAGTTACATCTGTTCCGGCAACATTGTTAAGAATGCACAAGAGCAAGGTATTTTTGTTGTGCTGATTGATAGTGAAAATGCTCTTGATGAAGATTGGCTCAAAGCACTTGGAGTTGATACTAGTGAAAGCAAATTGCTCAAGTTGAGTATGGCCATGATTGATGATGTGGCCAAGACAATCTCCACATTCATGAGCGACTACAAAGCACTGGCCGAAGGTGAGCGTCCCAAGGTTATGTTTGTGATTGACTCACTAGGTATGTTGTTGACTCCCACGGACGTTAATCAATTTGATGCAGGTGAAATGAAAGGTGACTTGGGTCGCAAGCCCAAAGCACTTACTGCACTGGTGCGTAACTGTGTTAACATGTTTGGTAGTTACAATGTGGGCTTGGTGTGTACCAATCACACCTACGCCTCACAAGACATGTTTGACCCAGATGACAAGATTAGTGGCGGCCAAGGCTTTATCTATGCATCAAGTATTGTTGTTGCTATGAAAAAGATGAAACTTAAAGAAGATGAAGACGGCAACAAAGTATCCGAAGTAAACGGTATCCGTGCTGGATGTAAAGTTATGAAAACACGCTATGCCAAACCTTTTGAAGGTGTGCAGGTCAAGATCCCCTACACAACAGGCATGAGCCCTTATTCAGGTCTTGTGGACTTGATTGAGAAAAAAGAAATGCTCAAGCGTGAAGGCAACAGTCTAGTGTTTACCACAAGCGACGGCGAAATTATCAAGAAGTTCCGCAAGGCCTGGGAAAAGAACGATGATTCATGCTTGGACAAGGTCATGGCAGATTTTGGAAATCAGAAAGCAGAGGTAAGTACTCCGGAGGAAACAACTGATGAGTGAATCAATAGCAAGTGAAATTTGGGGTGAACTCAAGCGTTTTGTAAACACAGTGGATCGTGCCGAAGCCGCCGAAACTGTGATACAAATCTTGATGGACAATGATTCCGACGTGGAAGACATTCGTGACGCTTTCAAAGGCGACTCAGACATCAAACGTGCGCTGACCGCATACCTTGACAATGACAAGGACTATGTGGAAGAGGAAGAAGATGAGTCGGAAGAGGAAGAAGACGAAGACTGGGAAAACTAATGTGGTATAGCCGCGTAGTTGCCAGCTTAGGTGCAATTCCAGACTTCATAAATCACTACGAGCGTGAACTTGAAGATGCCAAGAAGGACTGTAAAATCTACGGCCTAGTAGAGAAAAACATCACAGCCTTGCCCGGCATAACTGAATTTAGATACAATCAACTGCAAGAGATCGAAGCAGTACTAAATTATCTCAATATCCAACTGCGCAAAATACGTAGAAAACACTTTCAAAAATATCTAGAAGGCTATGCTCGTGCGCTG